GGACAAAACACTCCTTCACCCGGAGTAGACTACTACAAAGTATATAATAAATCTTTCGTGTATCCACCAGAGTCGTATAGTGTTATGTCGTGGTGGGATTATGGTCACGCTATAACTTATTATGCACATCGGATACCTGTTGCAAATCCATTCCAGCAAGGGGTTTCTGGACCGATGGGGGCTGCTAGTTATTTTATGTCAATAGATGAGAATGCAGCTAATAAAATACTTGACTATCACCACACGAAATACGTTGTGGTTGATAAAAAGATGGCAACCGATGACCTGTGGGCAATGGCTGCTTGGGCGAATGTGACTCCTGATTATAATGAAACGGTGATGGTTAAATTATATAAGGAAGAGTTGAACAATTATACTTTGGTTCATAAAGAAGGAGAAGTTAAGATTTTTGAGTGTGGGGGTTAAGGGATTCAAATCCACTTCTCACAAGCAAATCCAGATAGTAGCACTCATACATACAGATTATTAGTAAAATTGTTACCAATATCAATTCTCCATTAACATATTCACCTACACTTATTCGCTGCATTTCGAGTGCTTGGCGGAGTATCGAAACTCCTTCTATGCATTGTAGCGCGACCAAACACAATGAAAGCGCCACGAATGTTTTAAATAATCCTATCTCTGTGATAAATGATTTGATAGAGTCTCGGATTTGATTATAAAATTCAGATAGTTTTGGAAGTAGGGTGTCGCAAATGTGGTTGGGGGTCATTTCCACACCTCTAATATCTTATCAAAAAAACCGAATCTTACACCACATCCAAGCAACAGTCCCATTCCGGATAGAAGATAAAGACAATCCCAATTTACAATTGGGTATTTTGTGTTGAGATAATATCCTAACAAGGCAAATATAAAACCCCGAAAATGAGAAATCCGAGCGCCCTGTCTACTTCGTTCACTTCTTCACCACCTTTTTATTTTTATAGTAAATATAACATTCCAACAACACCAATTCAAACCCGAAGAAAAACAACATTCCCGTCGCTATAATAGTGAAAGACAAATCTTCGAATTTATAACCAGATGCCCACAACCACGATAACATGGAAGCGCCCGACACCATGGCCACAATGGACATAATTATCAAGTGTGGGTCGTATGTTTCTTCTTTCATATCAATCAACATCATAATACGCATCCAAACTATAAATAACTATCTAGACGGTTACCATAGATAGATTTATATTTTCATCTAACCAACTCTCTTCAATGTCTTGGTTTGATCGATTACTATATTTTGTGTTTTTTCCGATAGTTTGCCTCGGTTCCATACTTTCCCCACTTACTAACGATGTTAGAATTTTTTATGGAGTCGAATATCTTTGTTGGAAATATATTCCGGATTTTCCTTCGAATATAAATTATTTTTGGGAAATAAAACCTATAGGAAACCATCTCGTAAATTATGCATTGGTCGTCTTCACAAATTTTTTTATCCCATTTCAAGACCACTTCGCACAAGAAATTTTAATTAAAGCGGTGGCTGTCGCTGTTGCTATAGTTGCGTGTTGGTTATTCTCTAGGAATGTTTTAAAAATAAAATACTCATTCTTACTGTGCTTTTTTGCAACCATGTGTGTACTTAATGTAAACTCGCTGCAGGCCGAATGGTGGAGTTTATTTCTCGTGATGATTGCCACGGCTTTACTCGTAGAAAAAAACGGATCGTGGCACTATATCGCTGGCGCACTCTTAATGTTCGCTTTCTTAACAAAAGGAACGACAATAAGTTTGGTAGTTTCAGGAATATGCGCGCTCATTGTTTTAAATTATAAAGTAGATTGGGTGCGCGCATCGATCGGGTTTGTTGCCGCAGGTGGATTGTTCCTTCTTGCGAACTTCACAATATGGAAGACGCTCGTATCAGACATACTGCTCGCCCCAATGTTGAGTCACGTCTTCGAATACTCAATGACAGGTCAAGCCATTGCTATCGTCGTAGCAACGATAATCGCGGCAAGTATATATCTTCCCTGTGCCGGGATCGGCGGGACATATGGATTAATTTGGTTGAAAAACCATCTTAAAGATCCGCGCGTTTATGCATTTGTAGCGATGTGGGGGATCGTATTTTTTATAACGTGGCTTCAAGGAGAGTCTTTTGCTTACCAATTTTATCCCCTTGTGCTACCGGCTATAATTTCATTGGTTTTGTTTGAAAATGAAACACCACGAGAACGGCCCGGGAAGAGATTTAAAAGGGAAAATATTATTACCGCTAGTATTGTGTTACTCTTCGGGATGTATTGTATTTTCTATATGCCATATGTTTCTTACTATGGGGGACAAGAAAAAGTTATGAACGATTTCTTCTGGAATCAATCTAACGAAATAAATAAACAATTTGATTTGCCCAATCAGTCCTCCGTCGTGTATATCGACACTGGTTCCGGCCCCTATTATTTTTCGGCAAAATCGGAATGTAAATATCCCGCACCGCTAATAATTCAAAGAGCCAATCCAAATAGAACTTTTATATTAGATTTAAAACAGAACCAAGAAGAATTTGTTTGTTTAATGAATACAACATCTGCCTTTATAGTGGCCGATGGTCCAATTGGCCCAGAAGATAGTTGGATGGGGAATGATACTTACCAAAAAGCCTCGATCATACAAAAATTACGAAATGAGTATGTGAGCGTACATTCCGGTGGTTGGGAGTTGTACAAAAGGGTCGGTTAATCTTCTGGATACATGACTTTACTTATATATTCCTCTTCGTTCCAGATTCCCCATTTAAATCCTTCTTCCAAAGTTTTATTTATATATTTATGATATTCTTCTTGATTCCACATTTCATCTGTATGACAATCATGACATAAGGGAACAAGATTAAATGGTTTACCATTACAACCTTGTTCTTTATCATGATCAGAATGATGAACAGATAAAGCAACCACTTTCCCACCAACAATATTTTCAGACACGTGTTTCCCACAACAAATACATAAATTGTTAAAGAAATCTCGTGTAGCCTTTCTTCTACGCTCATTAAATTTTGGGCAATATGGTAAAAATGATGTGCCACCATTCCAACGCGGATTTCCTTCCCCAAATCGAGATTTATCATAACATTCAACGGAACAATACATATCTCCCCCAACGTTATTTTTTACCACCGATGGATATTTATAAAACGTATCACCGCATGTTTTACAAATACATTCCACTTTATCAACTCTTTTTGATTTGCCATAACATTCGCGGGAACAATATTTTCCATATCCATATTTCAATCGAGATGGTTTGATTTCAAATTCTTTTTCACATATTGGACAAATCCGCTTCAAACTTTTGTTGCTTGCACGATGCCCACATTCTCTAGAACAATATTTAGATTTAGACGAATCGCGTACATAAAAAACTTCCCCACATGCTTGACAACGTCGTTCTGATTTCCCACCCTTCCAAAGACGATTGTTTTTTCCACTTTTCGCTTTATTCGCGCATTCTTTTGAACAATATTTACCCCATCCCCTCTTTATTTCATGTGAACCCACTTTAAATTCGGTCCCACATATTTTGCATAGACGTTTTATTACATCACCTCTCGATTTACCATAACATTCACGTGAACAATATTTACCTTTGCCATTTTTTATTTCACATGGTTTGGCAAAAAATTCATTTCCGCACGTAAGACAAAAACGTTTTACTTTTTTCTCTTTTGATTTATTATAACAGTTTCTAGAACAATATTTTCCCCCGCCAGATTTGATTAAGGAAGGAACGGCAAAAAATTCCTTCCCGCATTGATTGCAAATACATTTTATTCTATTTCTACCTCTTGCATATGAAGCGCAAGATCTCGAACAATGTCTTCCCACCCCCACTTTTATTTGAGACGGGAATACCAAAAACTCTTTTCCACATGTCCGACAAATACATTTTACCTTCAAATAATCACTCTACTACTTCTCTTCAAATTTCTTCTCCTCGTTCCTAAACAACTTCCTACAAATCGGGCACGTGATCCACCACGCGATCCCTTTATAATTCCATTCGTGCTTGCACCTCGGGCAAATCTGTTTCGACATATTTATATTACTAATACTTAATAGTATAAATACTTTTTGCAACCATCAGAAAACATTTAATAGTTCGATTTCCACAATGCAAAGCCTTATTAACTCAAAGCACCAATATCTATTTATATGGCATCAAAACCAGATATAGGAAAGATCTCACAGCGCGCATCTACTATGGCCGCAACACGCGATAGTAGCGTGCGCGGTGGAGAAATGTCCCTCTCGAAAAATCTCCTGAATCGTTTCAAGTTCAAGAGTGGAAACAGAGGTGAGTAACGTGAAAATACCAGATCTCGGAGCACTAATTGCAAACGCATCGGCGATGGCAAAGAAAACAACCGATAGAGTCATTTCCCCGAAAGGGAACGGCGGTGGGCAGAAGCCCAGAAATTAATTTTTGTACCTTTTTCCACACTTTGGACAAATCATTGTTTTTGATCCGTCGTTGTAAAGTTCGATATTAAAATTCCTAAAGTGGCCGGGTCTGCATTCAAACTCGAATCCACATTCGCATTTTGGGTTGGTGGTCATTTCAATCCTTCCCACATTTATAAATTGTATCCCCATTGACCGTATAATTCTGTTTAACACAGTTCCTTGGTAGATTCCCGGCATTCCTCAACATTTCATTCTGCTCCGCAATCAACTCGTTTTGTTTCTCCATCAAAATGGTTTGGCGGCGGAGTTCGTAGAAGGATGCAAGCGCAGATGCATCAGAAACCATCTGCCCGTTCGACCTCCATGCATTACGAGACACTAGATCGGGAGACATCACATTATCAACAAGATGCCACTTGTTTAATTCGTCTGCTTGTAATCCCAACTTGTAATACTCCTCCGAATACGTGATGTTCGCTGCGCTTGCTGTTCCCATAGTGGAGAAAATTAAGAGCAGTGTGATGAGTGTTTTGAAGTTCATTCTCTACAACACCTCAAACAAATCAACTCGCACTCGCGTATAGCACTATCACAGAACTTTTCGTATTTTCCACAGTATGCGTCTTCTCCACTATACGATTCTTCCCAATATGAATTCTCACATCTTCCGCACACTTTTGGAAATCCTTCGCCACTTAATGTCATACTAAAGTATATGCGCCAATACCTAATAAACTTTCCCGCTCAACATCCACTCTGGTTGTGGTTTCTTGGTGCGTTACCCGCGCAGAATTTTTAAGATCTTCGTGTTTCTTGATACTTGTCCACCAAACTTATTGATCGTACTGCAAGTGATTTATGAAGGTTCCAGTGGAAATCGTTCGCGTTTGTATAACAATGTATAACCACCAATTCGCTTGGAACGAGTATGCGTATTAAAATTCAGTTGTCGTTTTTCTTCTAGTAGCCACAAAATGCACAAAGTTAACATAGCTCACATAGTTCACAAAATTCACAAAGTTCTCACACCCTATGTATTAATAGACGTAGATAGAGGTATAAAATAGGGTTTGGGGGGTTCGTGATATATGTGAACTTTGTGAACTTTGTGAACTTTGTGAACTTTCTATCAATACTATTTATTAAACTTTCTAAAATAGTTAAATTAATATTACAAAAGTTGTTGGTTTGTCGCTTCCGGGTTTTGTGTCTTCATACATTTTGATTTCCCCGGACTCCACCATTGTGTTCAATGCTGTATTCAGATCCTTGCTGTTCAAATGCGTCTTCTTTAATAGTTTGGTTCTTTCAGTAGAACCCCCGAAACCAACGATCGCCTTTCTTACGATAACTTGGTGGTTCTTCATATCTGAATTATTGCAAAGATCGTAGACATACATCATACGTGGTATCAAATATTCATCTACTATCTTTATAGCCATCATTGCATGTTTATGCGGAATGTTAACATACAATGGAACAAATTTATCTGGGTTGTAGTTAATAACTTCTGGTATATTTTTCTGAAATTCTTTGTCAACCATCGTAAGTATCACTGCAATTTTATATGCGTGTATAAACCCCCTCGAAATTGCAGTTCTATATGATTCGTCTTCGGAACCAAGTTTATTCAACGTAGAATTTAGTTTCCAATCTTCTATTTCGTCACATACTCTAAATACTATGCCGTCGTCTGGAGTGCTTTGTAACAACAATCTCAAATTTATAATATCTTTCAATATTTCGTTTTTTATTTTTTTGTCGCTTTCCGATACATTTTCGTTCTTGCGTGGGGTGCCACCCTGTCCGTAAAACCACATGAGTCGTGGAAAAAACCCAGATGAAAACAATCGCGCGGTTGCCACGTTTTCTACATCTTTGTTGGTTGTGTTGAATAAAATTGACATGAACGGTGTGGGACACTCCCATTTATATTTTTCTCCCCCCTTTCCACGCTTGGATAGCGTTCTTTCAATAGCAGTGCAATCATATAGTGAACACAGTGTTCCTAACACATGAGCATTCCAATTGGATGCATCTTCGAAAAAACCAGCGCAGTCGTCATAATACCACAGAGAATTATATGTTTCGTCAAGTCCTTGTATCAAAGCCGGTTCGCTAATTGTTCCACGTAGAAGATTGGTCGATCGGAGTTTGTCCACAGGCTCTTCATAAATAATAGCTGGAGAAAACGAATCGATCGCCATATTGCACGCAACCGATTTCCCGCTAATTGTTGTATGACCGACAACCATGGCAAATACATTTGTGTAGACTTTTGTCATACCGACTTGTATGAGAACCCTCCTCTTAATTGCCATGGATACTATTGATAGTAGAGACGCAAAATGAAATTCGTGTAAAGAATATGAAACGCGTTTCCCAAGTTCTATATATGTTTTAAATAAACCATCGTCCATTTCTGGGAACTCCGGAAGTCTGCATCTTTCTTTCGCAGCATCCACTTCCATTTTTATAATATTTCCAACCTTTTGGGAATCGTGAGATTCTGTTTTTTTATGAATGAATTCTTTTTTCTTTGGCTTTTGACCAGTTATACTTTCTATAGATTTTTCATCGATCTTCTCTATTTTCAATTCTGGCATATATTTTTCGTCTAAATCATTTAATTCTTTTTCAAACCCATTACCACGCAGCCATTCCACCACTTCTTTAAATTGATCGTCCGATAGTTTATTACAATCTTCCTCTGGGATATTACAGTGGGCATATGCTATCCACGATATCGGGTCTCCGCCAACGTCGTGTCTATAACAATGCCATACATTTTTATTTGGGTTTATAGCGAAATTCATCTTGGTGGTAGATCCGTGGATCGGGTGTGTACCTTGAATATCTCCACTAGCATGTTTTTTTATATTTCCGACTGGCATTGCAAAATTTTCTATTCTTAAATTGAGTTTATCTGTTAATGGGTTCTTTGCCACATCGTTTGTTTTTTTGGGTATCGATTCTTTTATTTTTATTTGAAACTTATCAAGTATTTTAGATTTTACATCTTCCCAATACACTGAAACGAGCGGTGCTTCTGGATCTTTATATTTATATTTGCGTCCGGTGTCTGGATGAACACTTCCAGATCCAACCGTATAAAATTTCGAACCGCTTCCCCTGATATCACCAAGTTGTATAGAAGGCAAATCCGGATCGTTTATTGTTGCTTTCTCATTGGGGGAGTCACTACAATCAAAGATGAGATGCCTTCCAATCGTTTCACTTCTCCCAGTTATAACCGTGAGTGTCTTTTTCCATTCTGCTGGTATCACAGAATATAATTTTTCTGAATCACAATCAATCACGATTGTGTTATTTATTGGAATCAACCCATAGTTTTTTCCGGATGCCACATGATCTATAATTTCTGTATCTGATGGTAGAAAACTATTTTCTATACTCCATATCGGCTGTTCCGGAACTTTCGAATTTTGTTTTAGTTTGATGAGACGGCATCTGTTTTCCAGAATCTTTGGTACGAATAATGAATGTTCCAAAACAATCACTCGCACGGTTTCTTTTCAAGGTAGTCTGATAATTTTTTAACCGTCTCGTATGATACATTTCCCGCATTGCCGCGCGCTATCTTCCAGACGGTTTGATAATTCACCCCCGACCCTTCAGACACCCTTTTCCAATTTCTATCTCCGAGCGTTATTATTATTTGTTCCAATGTCAGCATGAAGTATTATTTGATTTAATAGTATTTAAATATTTGTGAAAGTGATTATTGTTATATCAAAAAGTATAAATAGTATATTGATCAATCTTTGAGAACATGATAAAAATAGGATCTCTTGAATTTAAAACTTTGTCCGAAGCGAAAAAATTCACTAAGAAGATTTTTAATAAGTATTCTATAGGAGATGTCGTCTCCGATGAAGATAGAGAATTTTTCATATCTGGCTTGAAAATGAGAAGTGATAAAGGAATGGAAAAAATAGGATGTGGTGTTAAGAAAATAATCATTAATGGAAATAAATATGGTGGCAAAACAGCATGGGTAGAAAGAATGGATGGCACCAAAACAGATTTTGGAATATATAAACATTTAGAAGATCCTACAACGAATGAAAAAGATTTTAGAAAAGCGTGTAGAACTGCAATAGTTGAAGACAAAAAGAAATTAAAGCGCGAGAATAACTTATATGGAGATGTTCATCATGATAGAATATCATTTGAAGATTTAGTTCAAAAATTTATAAATGAATGCAAAATAGATATAAACAAAATTGAATTTGGTGGGCATAGTGAAAAAGAAATTGAAGTTTATTTTGTAGATAAAGATCTTGAAAAATTGTGGATAGACTTTCATAATAAAAATTCTTGCCTAAAGGTTTTATCAAAAGAGAATCACATGAAAGAACACCGTCGGATTGCATAGTTATAAATACTTTCCACGCGTATATGATTGTGCGAGAAGGGTTCTATCGTAAAGTTTCCCCAAAGCACAAAACAAACGAACAAACGAAAAGGAGAACGAATGATTGATTTAAAATCTATTTCTAAATGCTCTCCAAAAAAACCACGCATTGTTGTATACGGACCAAGTGGAATCGGAAAGACCACCTTCGGCGCGTCTGCTCCAAACCCAGTTTTCATTATAACTGAAGATGGTCTTGGGGACATTACTGTTCCACACTTCCCGCTTGCGAAAACATACGACGACGTGATGGGAGCATTGGCAACTCTTATCAACGACGATCATGATTTCAAGACACTTGTTGTTGACTCACTCGATTGGTTGGAAAATCTTGTGTGGAAGAAAACATGTGAGCGTCTTAAAATCAACTCGATCGAAGATATTGGTTATGGGCGCGGCTATGTTGAGACAATGACCGAATGGGGCGATTTCATCGATGCTCTCACATGTCTCCGCGACAGGAAGGATATGTATATCGTGCTCATTGCCCACAGCGCGGTTGTCAAAATCGAAGATCCGATTCACCCAGCTTACGATCGGAACACTTTCAAATTGCATAAAAAAATTAGTGCAAAAATGGAAGAGTATCCGGATATCATTGGATTCTGCGCGCTTAGGACATTGCTCACAACAGAGAAGAGCGGATTCGACAAGACTCGTAATCGTGCGATTTCTACTGGTGAGCACGTGATGTATATTTCGCCAACGGCAAGCATTGTTGCGAAGAACCGGTATAGGATGCCAGAAGTTATCCCCCTCGAATGGGATGCCATGGAAAAACTCTTACCAGAAGATGTACAGAAGGCCGAACAAACAAAAAATGAAAAGGAGAACTAAAACATGTCAACAGAACTTGAAGGATTTAATGCTGAAGAGATCAGTCCCGCAGGAAAATTTACCCCATTGCCAATCGACGATTATTTGGCGATGATTACGAACAGTGAAATGAAAGACACCAAGCCGAAGCCGAACAAGGAGCCGGGCAAGTATCTCCATCTAGAATTTACTGTGATTGACGGAGAATATAAGGATCGTCGCATTTTTCACCAGTTGAATCTTGTGAATACAAATACCACAACGGTGGATATCGCGCAGAGGCAGCTTAGCGCTATCTGTCGCTGTGTGGGAGTGCTTCACCCGAAAGACTCTGCAGAACTTCACAACAAGCCGCTTGTGATTTCCGTAGGAATCAGGCCCGCAAAAGATGGGTATGAGGAAAGCAATTCTATAAAAGGTTTTTCCCGCACCGATGGGAAGGAACTCACAGATGTTGTATCTGACACACCTGTTGCAAAGGGAGCCTCCCCCGTTGCGAAGAAGCCCAAGAAACCTTGGGAAAAATAATTTTCATTTCTTTTTTAACACAAATGTTTTTATACTATTAAAGCATACTATTTTATATGATAATAACATTAAAAGAATGCAATCGCTGTTTTCATACATGGTATCCAAGAAGTGATAAAGAACCCATCGAATGTCCGAAATGCCATTCTCCACTTTGGAACAAAGAACGAGTGCGTGGAGTAAAGAAAGAATGATGCCAAAAGATCCTTCAAAAATAGAAGCATATTTGAAACGACAAAGTGAAGCGACAAAAAAATATTTTGAAGATCCGGAAAATCATAAAAAATTAAGTATATCGATGAAGAAAAAGTTTGAAGACCCGGAATATAGAGAAAATAATAAAAAAAGAAACAAAATACGATGTGAAGATCCAATTGTTAGAAAACAATTGAGTGAATCGCATATTGGATATATAATGCCCGAGCACCAAAAAATATCGATCGGGATTGGAGTTTCTAGATTTTATGAAACCCATCCAGAAAAAAGAAAAGAAGTTGGAATCGCAACAAGGAAGCGGTATGAAGATCCAAACGAAAGAAAAAAACAAAGTGATAGAAATTCTGGAGAGGGGAATCCAAATTATGGGAAAAAGATGTCGGGAGACCAAATTAAAAAATTATCTATTGCACACACTGGGAAGGTTGGTCCATTAGCTTCGAATTGGAAAGGGGGAATATCATACCTTCCATATTGCCCGAAATTTAATAAAAAATTAAAAGAAGATGTGAGAGGCGTTTTTAAAAACGTCTGTGTTTTATGTGGAAAGACACCAGAAGAAAATCGTGGTGCTATGAATGTTCATCACGTATTCACAGAAAAAATGGCATGTTGTGAATCAAGAATAGAAGAGATGGATAGTATAAGAAAACGTCTTCCGAAGAACATTTCTAAGTTTGGAGAAGAAAAATTTACAGACGAAGAAATAATGTATATAAGAATGATGGTCCCATTGTGCAATTCTTGCCACGGGAGACAAAATAATAAATCTGAAGATGCACCATACGAACAGACGAAATATAGAAAATTTTTTGCAGAATTGATTATAAATAAATATGGTGGAAAGTGTTATTCGGGAGAAAACTAAAAATGGCCCTGTTACCAATAACCCACCTACCAACAATCGAAGCAATCTACAAGATGTATCGCGAGAAGGCTTCAGATTTTCGCCGCCCCCACCTCGGAGCGAGCCAGATCGGAAAACCCTGTTCTCGCGCCCTCTGGTACGGACTACGCTGGAGTTCCGACCCTAGTTTCGAAGCAAGGATGCTTCGCTTATTCGAGACTGGTTTTAGAGAAGAAGATCGGATTATTTCAAATTTGCGCGCTTTGGGAATCGTGGTATATTCCCGAGACCCATCGTCTGGGCAACAGATCAACTTTAAAGAAGAATCGTGTCCTATGTTTTCTGGTTCCGTTGATGGAATCGCCAAAGGTTTCGAGGAGGCTCCCAAGACGTGGCATATTTTAGAATGTAAAAGCGCATCTAAAAAACAATTTGATCTCCTTGTAAAGAACTGCCTTGAAAAACAGAAGCCAGAATACTATGCTCAGGTTCAAATTTACATGCGATGGGCTAAATTGGAACGCGCTTATTTTATATCGTGCTGCAAAGACGATGATCGCCTATATGGGGAGCGTGTGTATCTGGATAAAGAATTCGCTGAAAGACTTGTAGCAAAAGCCAAGCGCATTGTCTTTAGTGAAGTTCCTCTTGAAAGAATAAGCGATGATCCAAATAATTTCCAGTGCCGATATTGCGAACATATTGGGTGCTGCCACAATGGAGAACTCCCATTAGTATCGTGTCGCACCTGCGCCTTCGTAACCCCAGAATCAAACGGAACGTGGACCTGTGGCCGAAACGGGGAAGTGTTGGGGGAGTCGAAACAGAAAGCTGGGTGCGAGGGGCATATTTTTATTCCACAGTTAGTTCCGTTAGAAGTAATAGATAGTGATCCGGAAGCAGGAACTATAACTTATTCTGGCGGAATAGTTAATGGGCCGGGATTTGTTTCAAGCGTGGATATGGAGAAGGAGATTAATAAAATTAAACGTAACCATTAAATACATTCGCGTTCTATATACTGTTATTATGCTAAAATGCACTGGATGCGACTTAACATCGGAGAGTTTCAAAATGATGGAACTTCTCCACGATCCAAGTTGTGAGTATTGTCATGGGTCTGAAGATCACGAGCATCATTTTGTGGAAGTGGTTAATAAAAAATGACATCTGACTACAAAACAAGACTCTCAGAAATTATGAAACCGGGCACTGTTTCCAAATACAGATGCGAAACCTGTGAGTATGAAGGAACAGATGATTGCCCACACGAGAAGGGCATTACAATTGGCCCACGCGGGTGTGCTTCGCATTCGAGTTTGAGGAGGGTGGAATATAAATAATGGGGTGACGATGTTGAAATCTTCACATAAATTTTATCATGCTATATGGGGGAATAGATAATGGCAATACTTAGACCATATCAAACGGAAGCGGTTGAATCGATATTCCGTTACTGGGACAAGCAAATGGGACGCAATTGCTTGATCGTCGCTCCAACCGGAAGCGGGAAGTCAATAATTTTGGCTGAAACCGTTCGTCAACTTTGCACTGGGTGGCCAGATATAAAGATACTTATCATTACCGACACAAAAGAATTAATTTTGCAGGACAAGAAGGCCATTTTAAACCACTATCCGAATTGTAGTATAGGAGTATACAGCGCTGGCATCGGAGAAAAATCTACTAATGCGCGCGTGATCTTATGCAGTATACAAAGTATGTACAACAAAGCTTATGACTTTGGCCACGTTGACGTTGTGTTTATTGACGAGGCCCATCTTGTGTCTCCTAAATCGACAACAAGATTTCAAACCCTGTTTGCTCAATTGAAATTATCATCACCAAATTTTGTCGTCGTAGGTCTAACTGCAACGCCTTTTAGACTTTCGGAGGGAATGTTGCATGAAGGAGAGGGGGCATTATTTGATGGAATCGCGTACGTTTGCGATATGCGCCAATTAATTGCTGACGGATATTTGACAAAAGTTATCAGCAAAGGCGGGCTGGCGAAAATTAATCTTGAAGGCGTCCATATTAAAAACGGGGAGTGGGACCCAAGGGAACTTGCCCATGCTGCAGATTCGGAAGAGTTAGTACGTTTAGCTGTTAAAGAAATTGTGGAACTTGGAGCTGACAGAAAAGCGTGGTTGATATTCACTTCGAGTATAGCACACTCGGAGCATGTCAAAGCAGAACTAGAAAAATATAAAATCGATTGTGCAATTGTTACTGGTGACACTCCGTCAGAAGAGCGAGATGGTATTATAGATAGATATAGAAAAGGAAATTTAAGATGTTTGATAAATGTAGGAATATATAATAAGGGACTGGATGTTGCACAAATTGACCTCGTAGTACTCCTAACCTCGACGAAATCGCGTGGGCGCTACATCCAAATGGTGGGCCGGTCGATGAGGATTTCCCCGGGAAAAACGGAGTCGCTTTTACTTGATTTTGGGCGTTCGTGTATGGATCACGGCCCCATTGATACAATTGATGTAGTGAAAACCAAAGATATATTCCGATGCGAAAAAAAACCTGTACCACAGAAGGGGTGTCCCAAATGCCATTGCATATTTCATGCGCGCATACTTGTCTGCCCCGGGTGTGGGTATCAGTACCCAACGCCAGAAGCAACGGCTCGGCATGGGACGGAAGCATTCGATGGAGCTGTGCTTAGCGATCAGCAAAAACCGTTCATCGTAGACGTAAAGGATACGTGGATAAGCCGACACAAAAAGTCCGGAAAGCCCGACAGCGTGAAAGTTGCATTCTACGATTCTATGGAAAGGGAGTATCCTATGTGGCTCGCGTTGAACAGCGATTCTCCGTATGCTGTGGAGAAATCAAGAGCGATCGTGAAACAATTTGGGGGAAGCGCATCGGATGTAGAAGGCGCGCTTAAAGAATACTTTAATTGGAAGCAAGTAGATAAAATCCAAGTCAGAATGGAAGGCAGGTTCCCGCGCATATTGGGATTTGTTTTCAAAAAGGACCAATCCACACAGCAGAAAATTGACGATGGGGGAGAATGAAACTTAAACCTCCCACAGAACACCAAGAACAAGTGGGCTTCTACGAATGGTGGAAATTGCGTTTCCCATCAGTTTTATTAATTTCTATTCCCAATGGTGGAAAGCGTGCGATCAGTGTGGCAAAGAGACTGAAAGCCGAAGGACTTACTCCCGGCGTACCAGATTTATTCTGTCCAAAATATAATTTGTGGGTTGAAATGAAAAGGACGAAAGGCGGGAAACTTTCTGACGAACAAGAGAAGATAATAAAATATTTAAAATTGATCGGGCATTCCGTTATCGTTGGAAAAGGAGCTACCGATGCCTCTCGGCAAGTGATGAATTTTTTAAAAGAAAGAGAGCACCAATAATTTCATAATGCACAAAAGTAGATAAAATCGTGCACTATAAATAATTAAAAATCAACATTTTTTGAAAATTTCGTGCAGATGAGATAGTTATATATACATTCGCGTTCTATATACTTGTATGGAATGCCACCTACCACATCTTCCCGGAAAAGACAACCACCAATCGAAGCACGGTAAAATCGAGAGGTGCCTTCAGATTATGAAGAAGGCTGGAAGAGAGAAATTTACTGCCGATGATGTTGAAGATGCAACAGGAATATTTCATCTCTCTGTTACGAGAATATTAAGATACACGGAGGGAGTGAGTATAAAAATTAAAAAGTCTGGTCATAAGAGAACATCGTATTATTATTTCGACGGAAAGACCGTGTGTGTACCAGTTTCGGAGAAGAGGAGTGTGGTTTTAGAATGACTACTATAGAAATTCATAAGAAGTGCGTTGTATCAGTGTGGAGAAAGAACAAACCGGGTATAATGGCGGGAGCAACACCGGACGAACCATTTAAGATGGAATTTGATAGTGACGATGTTGTAAGGATTGTGGTAACGTGAAGATTAAAGGAGAGATTGAAGAATGAAATGGATGCGTAAAAGCGCACCGTGGAAAGATGCGGTGCCGGGGTTGTATCACATTGATACACATGAGATGAATAGCCAGATGACACATTATCTCTATACCGCTTGTAGGAAAGAGGTAAAGGGGCACTACTGGGATATCGTAGAAGATCCACCAGAGCATGAGTGCTGCAGAGAGTGTTGGGAGAAGGTGCATAAATGACCGAAGACACTAAAAAGAAACAATCCATCTTTCCCCGCCGCCCATCCTGCGACAAAGTTATGGTTGCTGTATATAGGTATAAAAAGACTGCTGGTAAAAGCAGGAAGTGGCACAAGATTGGGTGTTGCTGCGAAGAATGCAAGGAGTTTGTGTGGGTATGACCCCAAAGAAAATCCCCTCAAAACACACAAAGGTTAACAAAACTGTTAACAATCTTGTATACAAGGGGGAACAGATTAAAATCGACTTCGACGATGTAAACCAAGACATCTTGTTATTCTGCGCATTTCGTTATGCGCTTGGGAGACAGACATACGTTGTGGGAGCGATTTGTGATATTCTGAAAGCGAATTGGGGTCATATGCCACAGAGTAGAAGGGATATGTTTAAAAAAGAAATAGAAGAGGCTGTGAGTAAAGGATGGGCCGGGTCCGAACTTATTGATGTCCCTGAGTGGAAGTCTATACTCGCGTTGGAGGATTGAGGCTTGCCAACAAGTGAACAAATCGTTAAACATTATGCGCGCGCCATCATGATCAAGACTGGTTGCGAAGACAAGAAGATTGAAATAGACGTTGAAAACTATATAATTATGTGTTTTCACGATATAATGCACAACTCTGACGCCTGACACGATAGGATAGTATTTATACTTTACGTGCGTATTATATTTGTTAACCGAGACTATCTCGGAGGATTTGAAAAATGGGAGAAACTGTAGGGCGCGAGGTTATTACGCGCGAGAAGGGTTATCTGTATTGTGTCAAGGCCGATGGATACGTTTGGGCCATCCCAGCGAAGTCGAATAAAACGGGAGCCCAGAAAAAGGCAGGAACCGAGCAGATTAAAAAGGAGCCGGGCTACCTCTACTATCTTGGATCTGACAACAAGGTTGGCAGGACTCCAATGAAGAACTCGCCCAAAAAGGCGTAAAACTATTTTTTATGACTAAACTCGTGGTTTACAAAATTAAGTTTTGTAACTCCACGTGTCCACATTTTTACCACAATTACGAAGATTTCGAAAATGTCTGGTGTTCGAAACTCGACCAAAAAGTTTACACTGCAGGTCTAGATGACATGATTTGGGATGATTTTGAAACGAGACCCATTCCAGAAGAATGTCCTTTAGAAGACACCTATTAATTTTTTCTTCTTTTTATAACTTTACCGGGAATCCCGACGACTATACTGTATTCGGGAACGCTTTTTGTTAATACGGTGCCAGCCCCGATTATTGATCCTTTGCCTATTTCCACACCATCCAAAATTCTACACCCTGCTCCTATCCAAACATCATCAGAAATGGCTATTCCCTTCATTGTAGACCCCTGTTCTCGTATTGGTGTATCAATCCTCCCAAAGAATAATATTGTTGTTATTCCTAACAATACTCCAAAATATTCAATGGTTGTCATTCCTCATCCTCTCCTCACTCCACTCTGAATACTCTTTACTTATTTCTATTCCAATATACGTTCGCCCCGTGTTTTTACACGCCATTCCAGTAGAAGCCACTCCGTTAAATGGGTCCATCACAATTGCCTTCCCAAATCCAGTATCGCATTTGCATGTAGGTTCCCACCCATCTGTTATAATCTGATAGTTATTTCCATCTTCAGTATATTCTTTGTGAGCAATTCTTATCTTTGGTTTTCCACAATTGGAGCATACATTTGGGCTTGTATACGCTTCAATAAGCGTCTGTGGAAGAAGAACCGGAAAAGAGGCCGTGTGCTTATACTGATGCGAGTTTTTGGGATTAACTATAAGCGCAAGTGGTTGTCCTTCTTCATCGCACCAAAGCCCCTGCCATGTTTTGAAGAAGAAATCGGAACTTTTCAAGAAGCGTTTGTCACACGTTCCGTTATCTTTATAGCGCGCATTAAATCCCGTGTATGTTGGGTTTCCAGTGATATCTTGCTTTTTGTATTGGCTTTCATTTCTATCATATCGCGTGTTTTTATTGACACGTTGACGAAGTACCCCGCGCGGCCTCTTATCATTATTATAAGATTCGGATGCTTTTTGCATAACACCGATATGATCATAGTAATTACGATCAGTTTTTTGAAGAACCAGAATCCATTCTATACTTGATACTGGGCGATCTGTATATGAACCGACGGCACCGTTTCTTTTTAACCAAGGAAAGCAATCTCTCCAAGTAAAACCCATTTCCTGCAGAGCGATACCCATTCTAAAAGGAACGCCAAACATGTCTTTTCTCTTAAAGCCTTCTGGAATTTTTTGGTGTTTCCCAACAAATCCTTGTCTCTCTTCTTGATTTTTGATAATCGCATTCTTCCCAGAAGGGCCACGACCCGAACCAGCGCGCGTGTCTCCGATATTAATTAAGAGAGACCCGTGTGGTTTTAGAATTCGGAAGATCTCTTTGTAGATAAGAAGCGAGTGGGAAATGTATTGCTGTGGGGAAGGTTCATTGCCTAACATGCCAACCCATCCATCGGGCCATTCCATAATGCAGTCTGGTTTATATTCTCTCAGACCCTCATTGGGAGAATAGTAAGGAGGAGAAGTTACAATAAGATCTACAGTATTATCCTCGATTCTTTTTGTTATCGTTAATGCGTCGCCATTAATAATCAATATCCATCCAACTCCTCGTAATAACTCATCATAATCGTTTTAAATAATTTTTCTTGTTGCAATCGCTGTTCCATTTGTGTAGAAACGATCGTGTTAAATTTTTCACATTCTTCTTGATACTGCTGTGGAGACAGCCCCATTAATTTACGAGCGCGTTCTGATTTTCCACAGCCTCTAGATCCAGAGAAGATTATATGATTTTCGTCCATTATCAAACCCCGCGTATGCGTATTATAATACGACGTGTTTCTATATAAAAGAATCGGTTTGTTGAAAAAAGAGTTATATTTTTGTTGGTATTCAATCCATCATAGAAACCCAACGCTTATATTGTTTTTCGGCGGCAGGTCGTTGTTTGTATAATTTGTGTTCAAAGGAAGTGCGTGCTCTACCCAGATTCCATCGCATTACAAAGATGTACGGTTTTGATTTTGGAATGAGATCTTTTAAACTTGATTCGTGAGACATCATTAAAACGATCATTCCGTAGTCGAGAGTTCCTTTTGTTCCTTTCTTGGATTTAATTAGTTTATATCCATCTTTAATTTGATTATTTAGATGTCTTCTTATTTTGGAATCCGCCTCTGCTTGTGCTTCTTTGGTTTTAATAAATTCTCCATATGTTACCATAAATAAAAGAGGATGTTAAACTATTTAAAATAGTATGTATGAAAACAAAATCCCGAATCCAAAGAAAGAACCCCACCCAATTATTTTTTCTGTGGCTGTAAGTTTATAATTGGGATCTAAAAATTTGTTTCGCCAGTTTAGGCGTTTAGAAATCACTCTTCCTCCTCTCCCCCACAGAGAATCGTTACTTCCTTGTGTTCTTCAGATTCAATGCAATCATCGAATCCGCCTTCTAATACTTCATCTCTCGCTTCATCCAGACTTTCGGCTTCAACTCGGAGCCAGCCGGTTTTTGTTTCTTCGATTTCGAAATAGTAAATGCTCATATGCTCACATGAATATCCTTATATCCGTTTCCAGAATACCGTATGCGTGGAGTTCCGGTGCCATTTGGTCTCAGCCCTTTCTTGACTGCGTAAGGAGCATATTTCATAAATGTTCCGGCTCCAACGAATACCCTCTTCATTTTATTGATAGTTTTATTTGGATAGTCCGGAACATAAAATTCATCCTTTGAACCAACATCAAGATGCCTGTGGGAAGTAATATAACAATCTGCAGCGTAGATTGCTCCAAGATCTCGTGTAGAGTTTATACATCCACCCGCCTGTCTCCCACCGGCCCAACCATGGGTTATAATCGTTGTGTACCAAGTAGATGCCCCCTTGTGGTGGGTCTTTGTGGATTTCTTCAAACTTCCAACACCTGTGTATAACATACAGAGAGGTTCTACATACTTATCTTCTAGTCCAAGATCCTTGGCGAATTGTCGATCATAATTGTGCCCAATCGCCTTCATAGCGCGTCCGGGATGATTCGAACCACCAACAATCGCAAGAATTTTATTTTCGATATTATACTCTTGAACGATCTTTACAAGTTCGTCATTTTGGTCTTGTGGAGTTAATGGTTCTTGTTTCCAAAAATCTTCTCCTCCTACACCTCCGGGTAAACCACAGTTGATCAAGTCCCCGTTAAAGATGCAATATGCTTCTTTCTTGTCAGCGATAATTTTTAAGTATCCTTCGAATTTTTTCTGATCGAAAGAACCGGAATCTCCATAATGGATATCACACAGGGGATAAAGATATAATTTATCAATATCTGGTAAATGCGCTTTCAGAATCGGAATCTCTTTACAGTCAGTTATCGTAATCACCTTTATTTTTTTGTGTCAGTTCCTCTCTCAATTTCTTCCACTCCATTTCTTGTTCGAAGGTGTATCCACCGAATAAAAGTTCACGTTTGGTCATTTTCTACCCCCACGCTTCCAACCACCATTTCTTTCCTGATCTGCGAGAAGAGCGCGCATAAACTTTTCATTTCTTCGTTCACAGTGTCGATACCATAAGGAGTGGCATAACAGAACAAACGACCGCGCGTGTCCTTTTTAAGATACTCGGTTCTGATTAGATTCGCTTTCTGCAATACACCAATAGTATACTGTGTCGCCTGAAGGGTTTCTCCAACGTTTTCAGCAAGAACACCAACAGAGATTCCATCGGGGTTTCTCGCAATTTCAATGAAAGTAAAAAGGCGGCTCTTGTTAATCCCAACTTTTTCAAGGTGGGGGATTTCTGTATTCGTTCCCATGGAGATATATGTTTGTTCTTCTTTGTTAATAAAGTTTTCTTAACAAAGTTTATAATCTTTAAAAACAAATGTGTATTACAATGGCGAACGAAGACGTAATTGGAATCACCATCAATGGTGAGAATGTAGCGAATTTTTCAATTCCCTCTGTGGGTCATGCGGTTAAACTGAATGAATACCAGTTCACTAATGTCGGAGGGGTATTAGAAGTAAGCGTGGCGTTTGTGAAGGATGAGAGCAAGCCTGTGGATAAGGTTAATGTGGAGGTTGTTAAAGCTCCACTCATGGAAGATAAGAAGCCCGAAGTTGCAGTTCCTCCTTCAGATATTGTTCCAGTAGCAAAACCCGCGCGTAAACCACGCACTCCTAAAGTGGCACCAGTAGAGACACCGGTCGCTCCGGCAAGCGCGCTTGGATCGGGTGGTTCATCTCCAACGGTTGTTCCACCAGCAGTGGTAGATTCTGTTGTCAAAAACGCGCGCGTTTCAGAAATTGCGAAGATGATCAAGTTCTATTGTAAAGCAGCAGGAAAGAATGTTGCTGATATGACGATCGATATTCTGCGCGCGGATGCTCCGGATATCATTGAGAATGACGATGACGCAACGATTAATGCTGCTATGGATGAAGCGAAGAAGTGATTAAAATGGACAAAAATCTTTTAACAAATATCGTCAGATTCTTCACACTTTTACTTTTCGTATCAGGAATCCTTGTTGGTTTCGGAGTAAGTTTCTTACTTGATAGTGCACCGGCGCAGGCACTATTAGTCGCATTGATGTGTGTAGGGGTTGTAGCAGCGTTCTTTGTAGTAAGAACCAACCCAGAGGCGTTCGCCAAATTAATGACGCTCTGTGTGTTTGTGGCGGCTATTCTTGTGGGTCTTGGAACTAAACTTATGATCGGGAAAGAAGGAGTGTTCGGTATTGTGATCTTGCTGTTCTCTGTGGTTCTTATTTGGGGGCTGCTGGTGTTTGGGAAGGTGGAGAAGGAGAAATAAATGGACCCATCCAACCTTTCTTTAGACAGAATCTCCGTTTCAGATCTTATGGGAATCCCAAAAGATCTCCCGCAGCAAGCGGTTCCCGTTACTGTAATTTCTGTAGGAAGAGATTCGGATTTCATACAGATGGCGAAGAATTCACAGAAAAGTATTGCAGGTGTCATGTGGAACGAGAATGGTATAACGTTGGTTAACCAGAATCGATTTGTTGTTGCAAGATACAAGCCAGAATTAACTTCCGCCGCTTCTATGTTTTTAGAACGAGAAGAGAAACGTGATAGAGATTCTATGCAGAGAATTTGGGAGGGGGAGTTTTCACCGGTACAGTTCACAAAACAGAATCTTTTAAAGTTTCTAAAGACTGTGGAAATGGTAGATGCTCCTAAAGAAGTAATCGACGCAATCAAAAATATGAAAGTTGTAGAGAGAAAAGAACAGTCTGAAAATATTAGTCTTGGGGAGGACGTAGTGAAGACCACAATCGAAGAATCCACACAGACGAATATTCCAAAGAGGTTTTCGATTCTTATACCTGTATCCGACGACTTTGTAGGGAAGTTCGAATTTGAGGCGAATGTGGTAGCAGCCAAAAACAAATACGGGAACGAAGAACAAAATAAGAAGGCGATTGAACTGCGTGTGGTTAATGCGCGCGCTGTATTAAAGCAGAGGATGGAATCTATTCTTGCACAATTGCCAGCAGAGATTCCGAAGTATTACGGAAGAATGTATGTAAGAGTAAATGAGGGGAAGTGGGTTTAAATGGTATATAAATTTAATCCCAAGCTCACAGGTTCGGGCATAATTTCCTGTATCCCACAAACCGGTCGTTGCCCCAACAACTGCCCTGATTGCTTCTTTCAGAGTGGACGATCGTATCTGGAACCACTTGAAAAGAATCTCCCGAATATGCCAAGCATTGAAGATTCATATGATAGGATCGTGCGTGTTAATGACGGGAACGATAGTAATGTTGACCGCAGGATTGTGATGGAGAGCGTCCGTGGATATTCGGATGTTTTTTATAACACGGCGATTCCTAAAGATCTTGCTGGATTTGGAGACCCCGTTGTGCTCACAGTGAATCCGGGAAACATGACGGATGTTCGTTGGCACAAAGTGGAGATTCCAGAAAACTTAATGATGGTAAGAGTTCGCACGAATACATGGAATCTGGGTCTCGTGGACGAAGTTGTTAAGTATTATACTGACAATAACATTTCCGCAATTCTTACGTTTATGGCTTATGAGAAACGACAACCACAGATGAGTGATGAAGATTATATCCACAGGAAACGGACGATGAATGAATACTTCGCTATTTCATCGAGTGGGTGGAGACGCGTGATGGATAGGTATCAGGATAATTACTTGGTCTATTCATGTGGGCGCGAAGGAGAAAGGGGGAAGAGTGGTTGCCAGTATTGTGGGAATTGCTTGAGGGAGTATTATAGGACGATGGAGAGGATGAGGGGTTAATTTTTATATGTGGCAACCAACACCTTGGGGCAAAGGAAGATTCGTAGGGTTGGAAGAATACCTATTCGGGAAATCACAAGACTTTGTTGAAGAAGGAAGCAGTTTCGTCTTACCAGCAATGGGAGAGGGACACTTTTATATTGAAGGAAGGCATATCTATTACAACCCGAGTCACGGGAAATCTTACTGTGATGGTGCTGTTGCGGAGTGGGTGGAATGAAAGAAAATCACGATTGTAAAAACTGCGAGGCTATGAAGGTTTTATTGAGACTTCAATTTAATCTTCGGAAGAAGGATAGCAGCGTTGTGAGTGAAGCATTAGATGCTGCGATAAATGATTCGTTGTATGTGCCGGATGGGTATTGATTGCCAACTTTGACCATCAGCCAAATAGAATATTCTAATCGCCCCGACTCGCCAATTATCCACATCTTTGGCCGGGATCAAGACGGGAATGCTCAAAGAGTAGATGTAACGGGGTTCTTCCCGTATTTCTTTATTCCACCAGAACAGCAGAATCGCATTACTCCAGAGATGCATATAGATCCCTCCGAATATCGTTCTATTCGTAACGAACCACTG